TGCATTTATTGAAGAAAATAGAATTGAAGAAATTTGGGGTTCAGCACAGCAAACACTTGCAACTGGTGGTAGAGCAATTATATTATCTACACCTAATGGTACTGGTAACTGGTTCCATAGACAATGGATTAAAGCACAGGACGGTACAAGCGGTTTTACACCTATTAGATTACCTTGGACTGTACACCCTGAAAGAAACCAAGAATGGAGAGATAGACAAGATGATGAATTAGGGGATAGAATGGCGGCACAAGAATGTGATTGTGACTTTACAACCTCTGGTGATACAGTATTTCCTCCTGAAATATTAAATCATATAGAAGCTACAATGCTAAAAGATCCACTAGAAAAACGTGGTATGAATAGTAGTTTATGGGTTTGGGAATACCCAGACTATACAAGACAATATATGGTTGTAGCTGATGTAGCAAGGGGTGACTCTAAAGACTATTCAGCATTTCATATTATAGATATTGAAAATTGTACCCAAGTGGCTGAATTTAAAGACCAAGTACCAACTAAAGATTTTGGTAGGATATTATATAATATAGCAACTGAGTATAATAAAGCATTACTTGTAATTGAAAATGCAAATATTGGATGGGCTGCTATACAAGAAGTAATTGATATGGGTTATGAAAACCTATATTATAGTCCTAAAGATGAAAAATTTACTCGCGATGCTGAAGCATATATTGCTAAAGGGTATGATTTAATAGATAAATCTAAAATGGTACCTGGTTTTACTATGTCACTTAGAACAAGACCATTAACCATTGCTAAATTAGATGCGTACGTTAAAGAACAAAGTATACAGATTCAATCAAGACGTACATTAGATGAACTAAGAACCTTTGTTTGGAAAAATGGACGACCAGAAGCCCAAACAGGGTATAATGATGACCTAATTATGTCTATAGCTACTGCATGTTATGTGCGAGATACTGCATTAAAATTTGCCCAACATGGGGTTGATTTAACTAGAGCTATGCTTGCAAATACTACAAAATCCACTTATAACCCATTTTTTACTTCTACTCAAATGAATAATCCTAAGGATGCATATAAAATGAAAGTAAATGGAAAAGATGAAGATTTGTCTTGGCTTTTAGGTTAAATATTTATACACACAAAATAAACCATTAATATGGCAGATACTAGCTTATTTACACGATTACGAAGGTTATTTTCTAACGATGTTATTATTAGAAACGTAGGAGGAAAACAACTCAAAGTAATGGATGTTGATCGCATCCAAAAATATGGTAACTTAGAATCTAATTCATTATATGATAGATTTACAAGATTACATAGACCTGTAGGATCTTCTTTACAATATAATCCTACACTTAACTACTCATCTATGCGTCTTCAGCTTTATAGCGACTATGAAGCGATGGATTATGATTCACTTATTGCACCCGCATTAGATATTATTTCGGAAGAAGCAACTCTTAAAAATGAATATGGTGATGTATTAACTATTAAATCATCTAATGAAAATGTTAAGCGTGTACTCCATAACTTATTTTATGATGTATTAAATGTTGAATTTAATTTACCTTCCTGGGTTCGTCAAATGTGTAAGTATGGCGATTTTTATCTACATCTTCAAATTTCAGAAAAGTTTGGTGTCTATAATGCTTTACCTCTTTCGGTATATCAAGTAGTTAGAGAAGAGGGAACCGATCCTGAAAACCCAAATTATGTCCAATATATATTAGACCCTAATGGATTATCACAATCTAACACATATAGTGCTAGAAGAAGTGATCAGATGAAATTAGAAAATTATGAAGTAGCTCACTTTAGATTATTATCAGATGCTGCATATCTTCCTTATGGTAGGTCTTATCTTGAACCTGCTCGTAAAGTATTTAAACAACTTATATTGATGGAGGATGCGATGCTTATCCATAGAATTATGCGCGCACCAGAAAAAAGAATATTCTATATGAATGTAGGCGGTATTCCACCTAATGAAATCGATTCATTTATGGAAAAGACAGTTGCTAGAATGAAAAAAACACCTTATATAGATCAATCTTCTGGAGACTATAATTTAAAGTTTAACATCCAAAACATGACGGAAGATTTTTATATCCCCGTTAGAGGTAATGATGCATCAACTAAAATTGAAACTACTAAAGGATTAGATTATGATGGTACAACTGATATCGAGTACTTAAAGAATCGAATGTTAGCAGCCCTAAAAATACCTAAAGCATTCTTAGGATATGATGAAAATCTTGAAGGCAAATCTACATTAGCTGCTATGGATATTCGTTTTGCCCGTACAATAGAACGTTTACAAAGAACTATAGTATCCGAATTACATAAAATTGCACTAGTACACTTATATACTCAAGGATTTACTGATTCTGATTTAGTAGATTTTGAGTTAGAACTAACAGGTCCTTCAATTGTATTTGAACAAGAAAAAACTCAATTATATACTGAAAAAGTAGCCTTAGCTAACTCTATCACGGACAAAAAAATATTATCTACTGATTTTGTTTATAAAAACATATTTAATTTATCTGATAAAGAAATAGAACATGAGCGTAATAGAGCTTTAGATGATGCTGCCCATATTTTTAGACTTAATCAGATAGAAAATGAGGGTAATGATCCTATAGAGTCAGGAGAATCATATGGGACCCCTCATGATTTAGCTAATTTATATTCTACTAAAAGAGACAAAACTATTAAAGATGTTCCTGATGGTTATGACGAAGAAAAACCAGGTAGACCTGCTTTAAAGTTTAGTAGGTATGATACTGACCAAGCTAATATGGGAAGAGATCCTTTAGGCAAAGCCGGGCTAACCGCAGACGATACTCCTAGTAGAACAAATGATGTTTCCACATTTGCTTTAGAAGAAAATTCTAGGATTCTTAAAAAACTGTCTTTAACTAGGTTAAATGGGAAAAAGGTATTAACTGAAACTAATAAAAATTCTTTATTAGATGAGGAAAATATAATAAATGAGTAATCTTCAGGACTCCCTACATATTTATATAGGAATAAAATAATTCATGCATGAAACCTAAGCACTCCAAGTACAAAAATACTGGGATATTATTTGAATTGCTTACTAGGCAAATAACTTCAGAGACTATTTCTAATAGTAGCCCTAAAGCCGTAGGTATCCTTAGAAAATTTTTTAGTAATAATTCTACTTTACTAAAAGAATATCAAATATATCACGCTCTATTAAATAAAAAGTTTGATAAAGAAGCAAATGCTACCGTATTATTAGAAACATTAATAGGTGCTCATAATAAACTTAATAAATCTGTCTTAAGGAGAGAAAGATATAATCTTGTTAGAGAAATTAAAGATACCTATAATATAGAAGACTTCTTTAAAGCTAAAATTAATGATTATAAGGTATATGCAAGTGTTTACAATTTATTAGAAAACCAAACAGCTAATCCCTTACATATAGTTGATTCTAAAGTCATTATTTTGGAACATATCACAGGTAAAGGACTTCCAAATAAACCTAAAAAAGATATGGTTATGGAAGAATATGAAAAGTTTGATAAAGAAACTAGAGCCCTTACTTACAAGATGTTAATGGAAAAGTTTAATGAAAAATATTCTAGATTAAGTAATAGTCAAAGAAGATTATTAAAAGAATATGTTTATAATATTTCTAATAGTCCAAAATTAAAGCGTTTTATTAATGGGGAAATTAATAAAGTAAAGGCTGAAATTAAAGAATTATCTAAAAATACAGATAAAGTTACTCAAATTAAATTAAATGAAGTAGTAGGTTTAATAAAACCTCTTTGTAAGAAATCATCTGTTCATGATGATAATGTAGTTAACCTTTTAAATTATTACGAGTTGGTTAACGAATTAAAATCATTATAATGAAAATAGATGAACTTCGAAATATTATCCGCGAACTTATTAAATCGGAGTTAGAAGAAGCAAGCACATTAGGGACTGCAGCTTCTGTTACTACAGGTGAAAGTGGTGTAGGTCCTTATGCTATACCCGGTGCCTTTAAGAAAAAAAGAAGAAAAAAACGTTAAAAATTATAGTTATGCCAAGAAAGATTAGTGCCTTTGATTTTAATAAAAAAGACAATAAAGTAAATAGACCTGGTATCCATGCTAAAACTAAGCATAGTAACCATAAAAATTCTAAAAACTATAGAAAACTAAATAGAGGACAAGGAAGATGAAACAATTACTTATAG